CTCCCCCGCCGCCTTCAGGCGCTCCTGCACGTCCGCCACCCACAGGGATGCCAGGTCGCCGTTGGCGTCGGGATGCTCGCGCTTCAACTTATCGTAAGCATTGCGCGCGTGTTGGAGGGCTTCAAAGCACCCTTGCGCCAGGCCCCAGGCAATGGCCGTCTCGTCGTTGGGGAAGCTGGTCGGCGCGCGCTTCTCCAGCTCGTCCTGGTCGGCCTTGCTCAACCCGTCATAGACGGCGGCCTCGATCTTCTCCGGCATCCCAATCCACGCGCCGGTATCATCCCAGAGTACCATGCCGCTGCGCCCCCGGCGCGCCCAGACCACCTTGATCCCCCGCCGTCCCTGGGCGTCCTGCACCAGTTCCAGTTGCAGATTGATCGAGCGCGTCAGGCGCGCCAGCTCGGTCTTGCTCAACGTATCGCGGGTTAATGCGTGCCCGGCAGCGTCGCGGGCATCCACCTTGTGATAAATCCAGAGTACGTCCGTGCCCCAGGCCGTGACGGCGTCCTGCAATTGGCGCATCGCCAGCGCCTTGTCTTTGAAGGCGGCGTACAGGTTCTTTTCCCGGCCCATGTCTTTGTCCACCATCGCCTGCGTGACCAGCGGGGTGATGATGGCGGTCAGGCTGTCCACGACGATGGTTTTGACGCCGCTGCCGGGCATATTCTCTTTGAGCAGCGCGGCGATGCGGTCGGGATTGACATTGTCGGCGGGATCGTCGCTCAACTGAAAGACGGGCGTGGTTGTCACGTCGAGCACTTCCCGAAAGCGGTGATCGGCGTCAATCACCAGCAGCGGCCCCCGGAATTGCGCGGCGAAGCTCGTCTTGCCGCCGCCGGGATAGCCGGTCAGGCCCCATAAGCGGGGCGGATATTGGGTGCGTACCATCTTCTTGAATGTCATCGTATACCTCCGTAATTCGTAATTCGTAATTCGTAATTCGCTATTCGCTATTCGCTATTCGCCTTACAAATCAAACGCCAAATCAATCTGCTCCGCCGGGACGTGGTAATCGGCGGGGATGTAAAACGTGCCGTTGGTGATTTCCTGCCGCGCGCGCCGCACCCCTTCGGCGGTGCGCACCGGGGTCAGATGGCGGCCCGGCCAGGCGCGGAACCAGTCCGCGCCATACCAGCGCACGGTGAAGCCGGTGCGCGCCAGGCCCTCGGCATAGGCCGGAGCGTCTGGGGGATAGGCGTGACGAATGGCTTCCTGATGGACGTACACCTTGCGCGTGATCCAGATCTCCCCGGCGCGCCGCACGTCCTGGTATTGCAGGATGTCCACCGGTTCGGCGGTTACGTCGCCGGCGGCTTGCCGCGCGATGAGCTGCACCCATTCGGCGTGGGCCAGTTGATACAGGTGGGTGCGCACCCGCGCGTCGCCCACGTCGGACATATTCGCCAGCCATTCGGCGTAATCGTCCGCACTTTGCCCGGTGCGGAAGGCCAGCCGCGCGATTCCCAGGCCATAGACGCGCCGGGCTTCGGCCCACAATTGCGCCTGGAGACTGGATTCAGGGACGACCGCGACGGGAGGCGTCGCCGGGTCGCCGGCCAGGAGCGCGTGCTCGGCCAGGGCGGTCGGAGCAATGGCCGCCAGCGCGTTCACGCCGCCACCTCCGCAATCGTCTCCCACCGCTCGCGGTAGGACGCGAGGCGGGTGGCGAAGGTCGCCGGGATGGTCAGTTTGCGGCGGTCGGCGCGCAAGACGGCGGTCGGGATAATGGCAATGTCCAACATACTACACCTCCAATGTGCCTACGATTTTGCCTTGCGGCGTCCACGCGCCGGGCAGTTCAACCGCCACGGCGGACAGTTCCGCGAGGGTCGCCGGGACCGGCGCGCCTTCGCGCAATTCCACAAAACACGTCCCACGCGCCGCGCTCACCAGCCGCACACAGCGCGGGAATGGCTCGTAGAACGTAGCACAAACGTTCCAACTGAAAGGCCGGGTATCAAATGCCACCGTGCCGAATTTCGCCCAACTGCGGGCTTCCTGGTAGGTCAGCGCCTCCGGCAGCGCGCGGCCTGGCTCGACGGTGACGAAGAAGCGCCCGCCGCGACAGGTGATGAATTCCAGGCAGTCGCGCTTGGGGGACGCATTATCGCAGGGGGCTTTTTGCAGGATGACCGGGCCGGTCGTGGGCCAGGTGGCGGGAAAGATGTAGCCGCTCATTCCGTCACTTCCACATCTTTGACTTACGGGGTTGAGACTTCCGCCCCTTGAGGAGGATCAGCACGCCCGTGCGGGCGATGGTCAGCCGCCGCCGAATCTTCACACCTTCGGCCAGCACCGGCTGGATACCAAAGCGCTCCATCAGCTCCCGGTGAATCCAGCGATTCGCCACAATCGGGTCGCTGGCCGGGTCGTGGGTCTCATAGAACTTCGCGCACCGCTCCCGATACTGTGGGAGCAGCGTCTCCAACGTTGCCAACATTTGTACACTCTCTGCCTTCGTCATCATCGCCTCCTGTAGGTTGAAATAGAAAATCCCCCCGCCAGCAAGCTACGACGGGGGGCCTCAATTCTCGTGATATAATGAGGGTAACCTGACCGCCACTGTGCTGGCTGTTGGGCTAGAACGACGGGATGGGCGGCAACCCTCCCGTCGTTCGCTTTTCCAATCCTATTAAGTGATTCTTTTTCGAGAACAACTTAATTATAAACCCACTTCCGATCTTGTCAATATAGAACTTGTGTTCTGTGGGGAAATTGATCGTGGGCTTTGACACGATTATTTCCTGGGAAATAAGCGCGGGGTGGGGCAATTGATAGAACATTTGTTTTTGTGGTATAAAATCAGTTAACGCGGTAGCGGCTTTCAAGCGGCGCAATCCCCAATTGCGCCGCTTTTCATGGGAATATTCTATTCACAAATCGTCCTTTCTACAGTACCCTTGAAGTATGAAAACTTTACTCTGTTACGTTCGGCGCTCGTATATGCCCGACGAAAACGCCAGCGTGTCCCCGGAGCAGCAACAAGCTGCGGTGCAAGTCCTCGCGGAGGCGCTGGGCTTCGCCTGTGAATGGTACGTAGACGCGGAGGGTCACCGTAGCGGCCTCTCCGAAGAAGGCCGCCCGGAATGGCTGCGGCTCAAGGCGAGGAGGCTACCTATGGCAACCTCACCGACCGAGATAATTAACCTGGGCGAATTTAACCCCGGCGAGTGGATTACCACACAAGAAGCAGCAAAAATCACGGGATATACCAAGCGCAACTTAACCAAGATGGCGAAAAGCGGCAATATTCAAAGCGTAAAACGCGGGAATATGCTATTCTTCAGATTAGGTGATATCCTCCAATATGTCCAACTAATGCAGGCAATGGGCACTGCGAAACACACCCCCAAGAGCAAACGAAAGGCCGACTGAAAAGTCGGCCTTTTTTTGTCTGTTTTCCTATTGACACACATCATAAGCTATTGTACAATCAAGTTGTTCTCGATTAGGAATAACAAGCGGGTTGTCGCCCGTAAAGCCAGCACAGAGGCAAGAACAATCTCAAGCCCTGCCATTGCTGGTGGGGCTTTTTTACTACGGGAGGCCCCTATGAAATCAAACCCACAGGAGGAAACTATGGACGGATTTGTGCCTATCACTGCCGCCGCCGAGGCGGCAGGATACTCACAAACAATGGTGCGGCATCTCGTGCGCGACAAGCGGGTCGCCACCCGCCCCTTCTATGGCCGCACGCTGGTCAACCTGGCCGACGTGATCGCCTACCAGGAGGCCCAGGCCGCGCTCGGCCCGGCGAAGCATACCCCGCGCAAGTATCGCCCGGAGACTGCCGATGCCTGAGACCTATACCTGCCCCGTTGCTGGGAATCTCACCCTGACTGTGTACCCCACCGGCGGCGTAGAAGTGCGCGACGGCGTCGGCCATATCACCTTGCACTACGCCGACCTTCCCGAGCTGCGCCACGCCCTCACCGCCGCACAAGACTATCTCTACGCCCAACTCATCCGCGAGTGTCTGGCCGTCAAATACCTGCTCCTGACCCAGCGCCAGATGGCGACCAAAGACCGCGTGGAAGACATCGTGATGGCGCGCCTCCAGGTAGACCGGGGCACCGTCCACGGCATCCTCAACGGCCAGGCCGAGTATGGCGACGTGTGGGAAGGGCAGACGGTCTTCAAACGCGCCAACGAGTCCGCCGCCGGCTGGTGGGTCTGGGTCCACACAACCCTCCCTGAGCCGCGCCTATCCGCTTACCCGGAAATTATTTCCCAGGAAATAATCTGACCGGTGGAGGTGTACGAATGACTACCCAACGCCGCTTTCCCGCCGATACCGATATGGAGCAGGCGCGCCATTTCCTCTCGCGCGTCCTGGGCGACCTGGGCGCGCTGAGTGACCCGGTCTTCGACGCGCGCTTTCGCAAGCTGCACGCCGCGCTCACCCAGCACACGCTCGACCTGTGGGAGATTGCCAGCGCCTTCTCGCGCCGCACGCCGTCCGAGAAGCGGGCAGTCCGCCGCCGCTGCGCCGCCGAACAAGACCCGCTCCTGTGTGACTTGTGGACGCTGGCCCAAAACGCCACCGGCTGGCTGAATGCGCAGCACGCGACGTCCGCACCCGATCCGCTCAGCGATTACATCCGCGCCTGCCTCGCCCAGTGCCGCCATCATCCCGACATCGCCCGGCAATACCGCGACGCCCTGGCTTTCTGGCAGGCCTTCCAGGCCGCCGCGCCACCCAGCTCTCAGGACGCCGATGTCCTGAAAGCCGCCGGGCAGATCACCTTCGTGGGGGTATAAGATGTCCAAGATCAAGCCCTTCAACGCCGGCTATTTCAGCATCCATAACGCCGTCTTCGACGTGATGATGCCGACCCTCAGCCCCAACGCCTTCAAGGTGCTCTGCGTCGCCATCCGCCAGACGATGGGCTGGCGCAAGAAAAACGAAGTGATCAGCTATAGCCAGTTTATGACTCTCTCCGGCATCAAGTCACGCACTACCATCAGCGCCGCCTTGGCCGAATGCCTAGCGCACCATTACCTCACGCGGGAGGAACGCGCCAGCACCTTCAATCTCGGCAAACCGGACTACAGCTATCGTCTCAACACCGATTTGGAGATTGAGTATCCCGATCCAAGTCCAGAAATTGGACTTAACCTAAGTCCAGAAATTGGACTTAATGCCCCCGACGGCGAAAACCTAAGTCCAGAAAATGGACTTAGCCTAAGTACAGAAAATGGACTACCTAGTCCAGAAAATGGACTTAGCCTAAGTCCATTTTCTGGACATACAACAATACATAAAGAACATCATCATGATGATGATGGATCATCACCTCTTTCAACAGCACAGCAAAACGCAGCCGCAGCGTTGGAAACACACGGCGTGACGAGCGGCGTGGCCCAACGCCTGGCCGCCCGGTGCGCTCCTGATCTGATCGCCGGCTGGATTACGCACGTGCAAGCGCGCACCGGATTGAAATCGCCGGCGGCCTTTCTGGTGGCCGTACTCAAACGGGGCGATCCGCCGCCGGTGGCCGAAGCCCCGGCAGACGACCCCAAACGCTACATTACCGGCGCGTATGCCGACGTGATCCAGCACTGATGAGCGAGCTATATTACCACGTCACCCACGACCCGCACGCGCAGTATGCGCCGGGGGATCTGCTCTCCTTCCAGGCCGTGTGGCGGCTCCTGGAACAGCGCGCCGCCGATGGGCTGGACTTGCGCCTCGACGAGCTGCCATATCGCCTCTACCAGGGGCGGCTCTACCGCGTCGCAACCGACGGCACCATGAAACTCTGGCGGCCCCGGCTGGGGCGCTAAGATTATTTCCCAGGAAATAATTTCAACAAGGAGCACAATGACCACTATTCCCCAATCCGATCTAGACCGCGAGCTATTAGGGCCGGACAGCCCGCAACGGCTCAACCTCAACCGCTTCTGGGCGGCGGCGGATTTTGCGCCGGCGCGGCAGACCCACACCCTCCGCCACATTTTGCGCGCGCGCTATTCGCCCGGCGGACAGGTGCAGCGCACGTATGCCCAAGTCGGCGCACATCTCGGCGTGAGTCAGGAACGCGCCCGGCAACTCGTCGCCCGCGCCCTGCGGCTGATGCGCCACCCGGCGCGGCTCAAGCAGGTGTTAGGCCGCCAGAGGTGAGTATGGATAAAGCGCGTTTTTTTGTGGGATTGAATCCGCGTTGGCAAATGTACAAGTTTCTACCGGCGGGGCTGAATATTATGTTTAGCGCAGCAGGTTTCTGGAATGGAAACGGCTGGCGCAAGGCACGGTATCCTAAAAATGCAGGAGTGAAGTTTCTTGATCCTGGCGGTTTTACACTACTAAGCCAGAATGACGATTATCCTTTCAGTATCGCAAACTTTCTTAATCTGGTCGTGCGTTTGCGTCCTGATTACTACGCCACGCCGGATTATCCGTGTGAGCCAGAGATTGCGCGGGGGATGCTGCGCACAAATGCAGAGCGTATACAGGCTACTGTTAGAAACGCCGCCACCGTTGCTCGATTGCACGAGATGACCAACTATCGCGCAGGGTCATTCGTTCCAGTGATCCAGGGCTATACGCTGGATGAGTACAAATACTGTATCGAATTGTACGCGGATGCTGGTTTGTTAGAGCCGTATATGGCAGTCGGTTCTATGTGTCGCCGTTTGTCATCTGTGGAATTGCACAATCTCATTCCGGGGATCACGGAATATGCACGCCAGGGCAATGTAGAAAGTTTGCATTGGTTCGGATTGAAGTTGTCACCCGATTTATTGGATTTGCGGGAATTTATCTACTCACAGGATAGCGCCGTGGCGTTGGATTCCTACGATGAGGAATTACGGCAACAACGCAATGGGCGTAGATTTCCGAACGGCCAGGGTGAAAAACGCCAGGCGTTTTATAGTTTTTTGCAGCGTCTTGATAGTTTTAGCTTGGCTTATCAAGATCAGGCGCGGCGGCCTAACACCGCATCAAGACCGACCGCGCCTTCGTCGCCTGCTGGCTATGATCCGGGCGATAGTCGGCGCGGCGGCTTATGCTAGGCCGTTAGGCCGCGAAGGCGCAACAAAAAACCCTCCGCATTCGCGGAGGGTTGGGGAGATATTTAGATGAGTTTACCAGAATCGTTCGCTAACATACGCCTCGGCATCTGCCAGAGCCTCGCGGATGTCATCGTCTGCAACACGAGTGGGCATCCCGTTAATCCGTGTTCCCAGAACGTGTTCGGAAACCTCAACCCGCCAACCCTCGCCGAGGGTTTTTTCGAGGGTATCAGTGTAGCGGGTGATCTCGCTGTCAATCGTGGCCTCGTCAACATTCTCAGCCCCCGTCCCCGTGATCCAATCTGCCAAATCGCCTTTGCTCAATGTTACCGTGTTCATCGTATCCTCCTGTTTGATCTGATTGTAATAATTTTCCACCACCACCGCAAACGCGGCGGTGTTACTGCTGAATCGTTCGCAAGTCTGTTGCCATTTTTCGTATGTGTCCGAACCTGCGTAGACCTTAATCTGTTTCGTCATCGTCTCATCTCCTGTTTGATTTTGTTCTGTTGTTTAACTGTCTATATAGTACCACATTAGTACCATATACACAATAGTGCTTTAGTACTATTTTAGTACGACATTTGTAATATCGGAGGAATTATGGAAAAACGGTGTTCAAACTGTAGATTTTGGGATCAGAGCAGCGGTTACTGTCGTGTGCTACGGAGAGTTACCTAGCAGGTCTGCCGTGGCGGGGTTCTGCACTACCCGCGCGGCGGCTCAACCCTGGCGGCTCCTATGAACGCCGCAATCGCGGCCTTGATCAAGCGCGCCCGCGCCGGCGAGCTGACCCCGCGCGAAGCAACGTACCTGGAACTGCTGCTGCGCTACGTCGCCGAGCTGACCGCGCCGGGCGCGTGGGAAGATGGCGCCGCATGGGTGGCGGTCGGGCGGCTGCACGCCACCCTGACGATCCTACTCGAGTTGCCCGATGACGCGACCGCTTCATGCTGAGTCGGGGGATATTCCCGACCGTCCCGGCCTGCGCGCGCTGGTATTCTTTGGCTATCTGGTGCTGCGGGCGCTCTGGCTGTACGTCCAGGCCTCCCCGCTTTGGCCGCGGCGCTGCCCAGGTTGCGGGCGTTGGCGGCAAGCGCTCGGCGTCACCATCGGACGGCACACTAATTGCCCGGCGCTCACCTCACAATTATTTCCCAGGAAATAATTTCACCCACACCATTCGTAATTCATAATTCGCAATTCGCTATTTCACCGAGGAGGAACCGATGAACATCAGAAAATTTTGGAAGCAACCCCCGGCGCCCTATTGGCGCGACCTGCGCGCCTGGGCGCTCCTGATCCCGGCGCTGGCCGCCACGTTGGGCGCGATTGCCTACAGCATCCAGGGCCTCGCCGTCTCGCAGGGCGGCGTCCTGCCGGCGGTCTGGGTGGATACTGCCGTGCGGTGGGGTGCCGTCCTGCTGGGCGTCGGCTGCGAAGGCGGCACGCTCGTGGCCTCCATCGAGATCGCCCGGAAGCGGCGCGACGGCGACGCCGACATCATCCAGATCGGCGGGCGGCGCATTTCGTTGGACGGCCTCGGCATCGGCATTTCCTATGCCGCCACCGTGATCGCCCGCCTGCTGGCGCTCCGCCCGGCGCAAGCGTCCTGGGCCATGACGCTGCTGGTCTTCGCGTCCGCCGCCGACGCATACTTCCTGTACAACGAATATGGCGCTTACACCAGCATCCGGGATCGCAGCGTGGCGCGCTGGCAGACAGCGCGCTGGTGGTACGAGGAGCAGGGCAATCTGCCGGCGGCGATGCAGGCGTTGGTGAGTGATGCGCCGGCGGCGCTGGCCGACGAAACGCGCGCGCTCCAAGCGCAGGTCGCCGCCTTGCAGGCCGACGTGCGCGAGGGCAACCGCGAGGAGGAGCGGCTGATCGGCGTCATCAAACAACTGACGGCGGAACGCGACGCACTGGCGGAGCAGGTGGCAGATGGCGGGCCGGCGACCGCCGATCACGCGCCGTTGAGTGACACCCTGCAACGCACCCTGGCGTACTACCGGCAGCACCCCGGCGCATCCTACGCGCAGGCTGCCCGCGATCTGGCGTGCAGCCGCACGACGATCCGCACCCACGTGGACCGCCTGGCGGCTGCCGGGGAAATCCGGGTGAACGGCCACGGCGTGGAGGTATTGGCGTGACGACCTGGCGCGCGCACGCCCAGGCCGTGATCGCGCAGGCCCGCGCCGCGCATCCTGACGCCGCTGGCGCCGAACTGCGCGCGTTGCTGCACGCCGCTTATCCCTTCGGTGAACGGCACTACTGGCCCTATACCGTGTGGTGTCAATGCGTGCGGGAGGCGCTGGGACTGCCGCGTCGCCGTCAGACCGTCAACCCGCTGACAGATCTACCCTTATTTACGGAGGAACTATGAGTCATGCCCAACGCGCTTACCTCGAAACCCAGGCCGACCGCGCCGAGATGGTGCTAACGCGCCATAACGCGCCGGCGCGCGTCACCGGCGGCACATGCGGCCCCCGGCTGATCCGGTTCTCTCTGCAACCCGCGCCGCACGTGCGCGTCAAGCAGATCGCGGCCCTGGCGGATGACCTGGCCGTCGCCTTGCGCGCGCGCCGCGTCGCCGTCACGCACGGCGCGGACGGTGTAGCCCTGGAGTTTGATAATCCTCAGCGCGTAGATGTGGGCTTCACGCTGGAACATCCCGGCGATCCACTGACCGCGCTATTGGGTTTACAACTCACCAACGCCCCCTTACTCCTGCGCCTGACCTCGCCCAACGTGGCGCACGTCATGGTCGCGGGCACTACAGGCAGCGGCAAGAGCGTGCTCCTGTGGGGCTTGTTGGAATCCCTGGCCAAGTATACGCCGGCGCGCGACATGCAGATCGTCGGGTTCGACCCCAAAGGCGTGCTCTTTGCGCCCTTCGGCGGCCTGCCCCACCTGAAGCGCGTCGCGGCCACGCCGGAGGAAAGCGCCGAAGCGCTGCGCTCGCTCGTGCATTTGATGGAGCAACGGGACAAGCGCCATGAAGCGACGCCCCACGTCCTGGCGGTCGTGGACGAGCTGGCCGATGTCGTGATGACGACGCCCGGCGCGGAGGAGTTGCTGACGCGCCTGGTGCAGCGTGGGCGCTCGGCGGGGATCCACGTCCTGGCCGCGACACAGCGCCCCAGCGCGGCGGTCATCTCCGGGCTGATGCGCGCCAATTTCCCGGTGCGGCTGGTGGGGCGCGTTGTCTCGGCGGATGACGCGCGCATCGCGGCCGGTATCCCCAAAAGCGGCGCCGAGCGATTAACCGGGCGCGGGGACTTCCTGTGTATCGCCAACGGCGAGGCGCTGCGCTTCCAGGCCCGCGCGGTCACTGCCGCCGACATCCAGACCAGCCTCGGCACGACGCTGCGCCCGGCGTTGCCGGTGGTCGCCGCAACGCCGCCGGCAGCCTGGAAACCTGAGCCGGAAACCGTCGCCGTGCTGCCGGTCGTCGCGGAAGCTGATACTCTGACCCCTCAGCAACGCGAGCTGGTGGAGCTACTGCTGCCGAACTGGGGGCTGATCCGCGAGCGCTGGCTCAATGAATATGGCTATAAGTCCAAGCTGTTCCGCGCGATCTTCGATGGAGCGGATTTCGATGGCAGCCGCGCCCGCAATCTGGAGGCGGCGGCGGCCTATTTGGAGACCAGGAGAAGTTCTGCTCGTAGTTCTGCCGGTGAAAAACTCGCTAATTTCCTGGCGGAAGACAGAATTGTGGCCGTTGTCGGCTGGCAGAACGGCAGGCAGAACTCAGCCGATAGGGGGAACGTATGAGACGCACCACCGTCTACGAAGAATCGGAACCAGTGGGGAAGCGTCTGGGGCGCTTTTTTATTCTGCTCGGCGTCGTCTTTGCCCTCAGCGCGGCGGTGATCATCACGCAGCGCCTGAGCACCGATGCACTGGCGCTCATCACCGGCGGCGTGCTGGTGGGCGCGCCGCTCCTGGCGATCTGTGGACTGCTCGGCTTTCTGGTGCTGCGCCGCGAAACCCGCCCGGCGCGCCCGGAATACCCGCAGGGGCCAATGCCGATTGTGTTGCAGATGCCCTACTTCCAGCCGCCGACGCCGGACTACCCGCGCGCCTTGCCCTACGGCGAGAGCGGCGGGGGGCAGCGCGAGTTTACGATTGTGGAATGAATCACGCGGGCCAGCGGGCGGCGTCGCTCAGGCTGGCTCTATGATCACCCCCTGCAAGTACACCGTCTCGTCAATGGTATCCAACGCATCGCTTGAGTCGCGCATCACCAGCACGACCACAATGTCCCCGGCGCTGATGGGGGTGAGTGTCGTATCCACCACTGCCGTATAATGATCGGTGTACGCAATGGCAGCGGCACCACCGGCGACGCTCGCGGTGTGGGTGTCAAAATCCTCGCCAATATTCCCCCAGTAGGCATCACAGGAGCGGTAAATGTTGCCGGTCGCTGCCGGCGACACTACGATGGCGCGCAAGCGCACGCTGCCGGTCGCCGCCAACGCCGCCGTGATCCGAAAGCGATGCAGGCCGATGACCGAGTAGTTGTCAGCCAGCAAGGGCAGGCCATGGATGTGACTGTTTGAGTAAACTTGCCCGCTGAAATCGTAACCGACCTCACAATGATAAAAAGCGGCGGGCGCGGCCTCTGCCTCCGCAATGACGGCGCACAGTTTCCCATTCGCGTCCACCGCCACCGTGCGCTGCGTGGCCGCCGCATAATCGTAACCCGTCAGCACGCTGGTGACGGGTTGGGGCGTCACTTCCAACCGCCCGCTGCTGTCCGTTTTCAGGACATGCAGCGTCCCACTCTCCCCGCCATTTTCGCTGCCGCGCAACGTGGCCGCGATCCAGCGTCCCAATTTAGTAAATAGGTCCATTTTAAGCCTCCTCAGCCCAGGTTAAATGCACGGTGACGGTATCCGCCACCGTGAGCGTCAGTTCATCGCCGTTCTCCAGCACCATTTGACAATCCCACTGCAAAACGCCGTCCGGCGGAATTTCTAAGGCGTTGAGCAGGGTGGCGGTAACGCTGTTGTGAGTGTGCTGGAGCGTCACAGCTACCGCGCTGCTGCTGCTATGCGTCATGATTAGCGATTTGAGCAGACCGGTCGCCAGTTCCTCCCATAACGTATTGGGATTACTGCCAACGGTCGCACTGACCGTGCGGGTCTTAGGTGTTAACATTTACCACCCCCACCAGGATAAAATCGTGATCGCGTTGGCCGCCGCCGCTTCGGTAAACTCTAGCCCGGTCGCATCGGCCTTGACGCTGACGACTTTCCCGCCCTGGTCGGTGTACGCGCTTGGCGTATCGCCCAGGCTCAGGAAGGCCACCGTCCCGCCCTCACCCGCCCCGCTGTGGTCGTGCTCCGACACATCCACGCCATCGAAGGCTGCGCCGGCCTTGGGGGTGAGCGAGCCATCCCGCAGGATGGTCAACACGTCCTCCAGGCCGCCAGTTTCCGCGATGTAGGCGATTCTGAAACAGTCAGCCGCGCCGCCTTGCCGAATCGCCAGCACCGCGTCTTTGCGCGTGGTCAGGTCCACCACGGCCAGCGCGGCGACGGTGTTCTCCCAACAGGCGTGTAACCCTACTGCTTCATACACGCCTTCGGCAAAGGCCTCCATCACGGCCAGTTTAGCGGCCTGGACAGAGATGTCCCCCGCCACGTAGTCCCCCACCGCCAGGGTATCTGGCGCTTGCACGGAGGTGTCGCTATTGGCCCGCAACACGGGCACGAACACGCCATCGGTGCCACAAAAGCCCAGGTAGAAATGATCGGCGGTATTGTCGCCCCAGATCAGCGCGGCATCTTTGCGGTCCGCGCCGCTGTCCAACAGCCCCAGGAACACCTTGTCCGTGTTCCACTGCGTGAGCACCCCGCGCACGTCATAGACGCATTCGCCCAGGCGCGCGCCGATGAACGTCCACGCGCCGTCAATGGCGGGATAGTCTACCCCAATCGCCAGACCGTCATCGGCAATCTGCACCTCGCCATTGACCAATACCGAGGCGTCAAACTGCGTGATCTGCCACAGTGGGATGATGTCGCTGAAGAAGTCAATGGCCGCGCCTACCGTCAATTTCACGGCAGCCAGGGCAATGTTGCCGGTAGGAATCGCCGCCAGTTGGGTAATGTCGCGCGCCTCCGCGCCGCCGTCCGCCTGCACCACGGTGATGTCGTCGTCCGCGTTTAAGCAGAGCATTACCCACGCGGCGCCGGAGGCAGGATAGTAGGCCGTCAGGTCTACGTCGGACTGCGCGCGCTTCCAGCACAATTCCCCGTGGACAAAGTACGGGCCGCCCTGCACGACGACGTGACCGCTGGTTTCCCCCGGCTGCACGCGCAGAAAGTAGATTTGATTGGGATGCAGCCACAACAGGAGATCGTCCGCATCCGCGCGCCATTCGTGGCTGGCCGCGTGGGGTTCGGTGTAAAAAAGCGCGGTGGTCGGGTCATCGCCGGCGGCGCGGGTCGTTTCCACGTCCAGGCCGACGATCTGAAATTCCGTGGTCAGCGGGTTCTGCTCGATGAGCACAGCGGTATTCAGCCGGGCGCGCACATTGCCCAGGCACACCACGGTGACACGCTCGCTGCCGCGCTCGATGCGCGCGTATTGATAGCCGGGCCGCTCCGGCACGGCGATCTCCCCGGCCTCATTGCCCAGGAGTCCGAAGAGCCGCTGCCCCTTGCGGCGTAGGCTGCCAAAGGCGCGGCGCAGTTCGCGGAAGGGTTGTGGGTTCATTCCAGCCCCCATTGCACGCCGCCGTGCGCGACGCCGCCGCAGTCGTAGGGGATGCTCGTAGTGGTGTCCGTATTCTGCGGGTCAGCCCCCGACCGCGCCAACACCGTCGCGCCGTCATCGGTGGCGATCCATAGATGGTGCGCATCGGTCGGGCCGGGAGTATCGCCCGTGATGTGCTGACGAGCCAGCAACAAGTACCCGGCCGCCAGCGGATTGCTAAACACGATGTCGCAGGCGATCCCCATATCCGCGCTGAGCGTGACCGAATCCCAGCCATCGGTAGTTTTGAGCAGGCGCCGGGCAAAGCTGGCATTGCTGCGCAAGCCGACGCCCCACATCACTAATCCATTGGTTAAATGATGGGTGATAGCCGGGAAGCTGTTGCGGGATACAGCCATAGTCTCCCCGGCCCCCACGGGGGTATACCCTATCACACCTCCAGTGCCCGGATAGTTGACTACCACCAGCGTGGCGTCCGTTTGCATCCCATATAACACTTTGCTCACCGGATTAAAATGGTTGAAGTAGGCCATTGCAAACCCTAATGAGTTGGATTGGCTATAATTCATTGCCGTTGTCAGACACCACGCGCGCCCATACCCGCCAGTGACGCTATTCCCCGCTGTGAACCAGTAGCCATCTTCGGCATAAATCCCATTACCCATATTTTGAGAGATCGAGTAGGCGCAATATTGACTCTGGCTGAGCGCAGTCCAGGTCAAGCCATCGTCGGTTGACCTGGCGATCCAGGCAATGTTGCGATTGCTGCCGTGCGACCGGATCCACAGATACCACGTCCCATCCGCCGCGCAATCCACCCACATCAAATGCGCTCCGTAGGTCCAGTAGTATTCGTTTAACAACTGCACCGCCTGCGCGCCGGTCAGAATCGGCGCCCAGGTGTCATTGGTGCGGCGATACAGACAACAGGTATTCAATGTGGCGCGATTTTCGATACATAACTGCGTGCCAGTGACCGGCGATACTCTTAGCACATCCGCGACCAACAATTCTCCCGTGGTGGCTTTGGCTCTAATTGCCGTCCACACCGGCGGCGTCAGCGGATCGGCGCTAAAGTTATTGGTCATAAACACGCCCCTAGCCACCGTGGCGACATATACCGTAAGCGGCCACAAGACCGAGGGCGGCAGCGGATCCAGCGGGGGCAGCACCGGCGGAGGCGTGGGTGCGGGGATGACGACGGCCGGCGGAATGGGCACGTAATCCGCGCCGGGCGCGGCGCTGTAAGTGCGCCCGCTGAGCTGCGTCTGCCAGCTCAACGCGCCGGGGTCATACGTCAGCCGCAGGCTATCCAGCGCCAGCGCGCTCGCGCCGGGGATGTCCGTGGCGACCCGCGCATAGGCCGGGTCAATTTCTGTCCACACGTCTACATCCACCACAGCGGTCTGGTTCTCCACCGCGAAGTGTCGGGCGCTCCATTGCAGCAATTCGGCGGCGGACAAGGGCGCAAGTTTTGTCACCTCATTAGTCCCCGCGCCCCAGGCGGCCGGATGCGCCGGACAGCGGGCAATGGCCGGCGCATAACTCCCCCCTACCGCTAGATACACGCCAGAGCAGCGTACCTCGGAGCAGCGGGCCTGCGGGGGAGTGTAGGTATACGCGGCGGAGCGGTTCGCCGCCGTCAGAGTGTACGCTGGCAGTCCGGCCCAGGTCGCAGCGTCGGCATAAAGGGGCTGCACTTCCAGCGTGAGCGCCCCCGTCGCCGCCGCGCGCAACACGTAAAAGGCGGCCTGCGTGATCTGGTCAATGAGATTGAGCAAATTCCCCGCGCTGAAGGTCTGCCCGGCGATGCGCCGCGCGTCAATATCGCCCAGGGCGAGATTCACCAGTTGCGGCAGAACACTGTGCCACACCAGCAAATACCACAACGCACGCGCGCAGGTCAACTTCCCCACCTCCGCCCAATTGTCCGGCGGCGCGCTGCCGGGGTCGGCCAGGTCGGTGACGATGAAGGGATAGCCGTAGAGCGCGCTGGCAGCGCCGAGGGGCGACAGCAACTCGCCCTCGGTGGTCGCCAGCCCCAGATCGCCGCTCACCCGCTGCGGACTATAGAAGCCGTAGAAAATAATTTCGGCAGTATCCAGGTCTACCAGCGCCACCGGGCTATAGTCAAACCAAGTGAGCGTCCCGTCCAGCGTGACGCTGCCGCGCCAACCGCGCTCCAATGACCAGTCCAGGGACGCCCCCAGGACAGCGGTGGGCGTCGTTCCCACCCACACCGGGATATACCGGCTGAACGCGCCGCCCCATTCGTCGGTGAGGGAGCATTTCAGATAATGCAGGCCAGTCGCCGTGGGCGTAAGGGGAAAATAGCAATTCGTCACTCCGCCGGCACTGCCGTAGGCCGTTCCCGTCCCCCATCCGGTGCAGTCCCACGTGGCCGTGAGGCCGCCCGTCGGGTCGGGGGCCATAATCTGCGAATTGAGGGCCGAGAATACCTGGGTATCGCCCACCTCCAGCCAGGCTGCTTCCGGCGTCACCAGCGCGGTGGGGGGAAGGCTGTGTTGCCAGGTGGCGGGAAAGGGGATGTCGTAATCCTTGTACACCGTCGTACTGACCAGCCGCTGATAACGCGGCCAGGGCAAGCGCAGATCGTACACCGCCAGCGCGTCGCCCGCCGTGAAAGTGGCCGGATTCTCGGCCAGGTAGAGCGTACTGCCGCTGTGCGTCTTGATCCGCACCAGGTCCACGCCGGCGCGCACCAGCAACAAGCCGCTGCTATCGGTGGGCAGCGCGCCGGAAACGGTGGTCACGGCCAGCGTGAACGTTGTGGATTGCGCGCCGTTGGCCGTGCCCGTCCAGAGCGGCGTCGTGGTGGGGGCCAACAGCCCCAGGCGACAGCGTAAAGGGTTCACGATTTACCTCATCACGGGGTTGGCGGCGTCGCCGACGCCAGTAGGATAAATTCCAGGTTCACGTCCAGGTAATGCCCGCCCCAACGACTGAGCGTGGTGGGGTCGGGCACGCGCAAGAGCGCCTGATAGTACCCCCAAGTGCTATATTCGTTGCGGGTGTAGATATAAACTACGCCGGAGGCGTTACCGGCCGTAATCCCCAGGGTCGTGACGATGGCGGTGGTGTACGTCGTCACCGGGATGGCCTTGAAACGCCAGACAGTGCGCGGGTAGCCGCGCCACAGTTGGCCGCCGTCGCCGGTGGGCGTTAACTCCGCGCCGTATTTATAACTGGAAGACGGCGCGACGCCGAAGACGCTCTGTGCTGTGGGGAAGACCGCGATCAGGGTTTTGCTGATGGCGTACTCAGCCATTGAATTCAAACTCCGCCAGGGCGTAGATTGCCCGCGCCAACGTCCAGCCCGGCGCGCTGTACAAACTCAGCAGCGCGCCAGGTTCCCCTGTCCATGGATCAATGATCTCTATATCTTCCCCCCCATTCAGCAGGCGCAACGCCGTCACGAAATGGGAATCTAGTGAACTGGTCTCCGGGTGGAAATCCACCTGGATGATTTGCGGCCCGGCGTTTAGGGCCAATGTCAGGCGCGCCAGGTCAGCGGGGACGCTGCGCCACAGGTGATACCCCACAAACTGTAGCTTTGGAATGACCTCCGCAACCTTGCCCCAGTAGAGCAGTCCGCCGCCCGTAAAGCCGAAATTGACGTTGAGCCACTCCACCAACCCCAGGGGCGTGATGTCCGGCTGTACGACAGAGGCCACCATTGCCGCCGCCGTCACCGCGCAACCCGCGCTGCCCAGCGTGTAGTCCGATGATCCCAGGCGGATGTGCGCCCAGCGCGGGTCGCGCTGACTGAATTCCTGGGGCGCTGGGCGGGGCATCGCTGGCGTGAAGGGCAAGTCCAAACCCAACAACTGCCAATCGCCCACCATCAGGGTCGCGCCGGCCTGCATCGGGGTGAAGCGCCAGACGCCCGCTGCGGCGTCCCAGGTCACGCGGATGTGGGCGTTTTCTCCGGTGAAATTCTCACGGTTCATCTGTGCCTCCGGTCATTGATAGGGCGCGAGTGCCGCGCCCCTACGCGATGGTACGCTGTAAATCCTGCGCGAACTGCCCCAGCCGCGCCTCGAACCATTGCCGGTCGCCCGCGCCCATCCCCGTGAAACTGGCCTGGATGCTGAGCGGCTGGCTATTGAACGTCTGTTGTGTCAACGCGCCGCCATACGCGCCTTCCAGCCGCCGCGTTGTGTCCGCGTTCAATACAAATTCGCGCCCGGCCTCGCCCAGCGTGTACGCGCCGTAATCCGCATAGCCGCCGGCCGCGCGCCCCCCCCTGCGCGTGGTGCGCCCGCTGCTGCTGCCGGGCTGCCCATAGGCGGCCGATCCGCTTTTGGGGATGCTGGCCTGGAGCCGATTCAGATAGGCCGTGAAATCGGCTTCCATCGCCGCATATTTGGCTTGTGCGGTAGTTTGCTGCCCGGTTAGGGCGGCATCCAATGCGGTCAATTGCTCGTTGAAGGCCGTCGCGCGCAGCGTTTTTTCGGCCTCATACTGCGTGTAGGCGTCTTGCAAATCTTGCTGTTGTTGGGCATCGGTCTGCGCCGCCTCGTCCTGATAGGCCGTATCTAGATCGGTCAGGCGTTGCGTCTGATCCGCGCGCGCGTCGGATTGTTGGAGGGCGAAATCGGCAAGCCGTTGCTGGCGTTGTTCCTCATATTGCGCCTGCGCCTCGGCTTGTTGCCGGGAAAACTCAGCAGCGCGCTGGGCGCGTTGCTGTTGATAGGCCGCTTCCTGATCGGCCAATTGCCGCGCATAATCCGCGCTGCGCCGCCCGGCCTCAGTCTGATAATCCTCCTCGGCGCGCGCGCGGTCCTGGTCATAACTGCGCGTAGCCTGATAGATGGCGGTAGCGTCCCGGTCAATCTCCGCGTCAGCCACCTGGTTGAGGTAATCCTCCTGCATCCGGCGCATATCCCGCTGATGATCCTGCTCCGTCCGCGCCGCCTCAATGCCGAAATTGCGGGCATTCAAAGCGCGCTGGGCGTAGTAATCGGCGTCGGCCTGCGCCTGAGCGCGGGCAAAGGCGGCGGCGGCCTGCGCCTGATTGCGTGAAAATTCCGTGGCGGCTTGCTGTTGGCTCTGGCGGAAATCACGCAGGGCGCGCGCTTGCTGCTGGGCAAAATCCGTCACGATGTCCGTCCGCCGTTGCTCGTACTGTTTCTCGGCGGCGGCGCGTTGTTGGCCGTAGCGCTCGATGAGGTCGGCGCGGAATTGTTCGTATTGCTGCGTGGCGGCGGTGCTGTCCTTTTGGAAATCCTCGTAGGCGGTAATGGCCGTTTTCCAGGTAGCCTCGCCCACCAGGTCTTGCAACGAGGTTGGGCCGGTCACACTGGCGGCCTCGCGCGCGGCATCAGCGGTCTTCTCCAACTGCCCCGTCCACTCGCCTACCGCGCGGAACGCCTCATCGCCCTTGCCCACCAGACTGCCCAGGCCATAGGCAACCAGGGAGAGCGCCTTGCCCGCTGTGCCGGATTCCATTCCCAGGGATTGCCCTAGACCGGTCTTAGCCAGCGCCTCATAGCCCAGGAAGCCCGCGCCCAGACCGCCCACCACCGTGCCGCCGATAGCCGCCGCCGTGCCCACTGCCCCCGCGCCTGCGGCGGCGGCGCCGGCCCCCGCTGCCCCGGCCGCCTTAGCCCCAGCAAAGGTGGCGTACAGTTGCCCGATCCGTGCTGCCGTGCCCGCGAGTTGCCCCACCGTCACCATGGCCGCCCCTAGCCCGGCGACCACTGTGCCGATTTCCAACGCGGCCTTGATGGCCTCTGGATGTTCCTCGGCAAAGCGCGCCGCTTTCTCGGCGAGATCGGCGGCCTTTTCCAGATAGGGCAGCGCCTCCTGCGCCACGACGCGCCCCACATCCTGACCGGCCTTAGCGAGCCGCTCTTGAGCCGTAAGCCAGCGCCGCGATTGTTCCTCCGCGCGCCCCGCCGATTGCACATACGAGTTGGCAGCCAGCAGCAATGGCCCGGTGATAGCGGCGCCGATACCCGCGACGGCAGCGCCGATACTGCTAAATTTTTCAGAAGCCTCTGCCAGTTGCGTCATCTGCGTACTAAGCCGCTTCATCGAAGCGGCAGCCGCGTCCGCGCTCTTTTTGGCCGCATCGCCCACACCGGCAACGGCTTTTTTCGCCGCCTCTGTGGAGGCAGTATCAGTTTTGATTTTTAGGGTAACAGCAACGGTTTTATCGGCCATAGGTGATCATTGTGTGCGTAAATGATGCCGCGAACTATCCTCCGCGGCATTGGGCGCGGGGATCGCGCTCCAGTCTGAAATTGACTGGTGGTAAGTTTTAGGACGACTTCAAGAGTACGATCTGCCATACTATTTCCCACAAATCAGCTATAATAGAGAGAGAGGTGTAACTATGAACGCTGCACTCCTATTCCCGTCAGGTGAGTAACTTTAGCGCGCCCGCCACTCTGCCCGCCGCGCCATGCTGTCTGTTCCCCCGCGTGTGTATCTTCGCCAGTGTTTAAACCGCCTTACGGCACGCCTCCATTGACAATGCTCTGCGCCACATCCCGCAGCAGCCAGATCGCCACAGCCGCCACCACCAATCCCCCAATAATCAACGCGGCCCACCGCAACGCTTTGGCCCAGGGTTCCCATTCCCGCCGGTGGGCGTCGGCGCGGGATTCCGTCGCTTTGAGCGCCGTATCCACTGCGTCAATCCGCGCCTGCAATGCCTGGAAGGTCTCCCTGGTCTCCTGCTCGCAGCCCAATACCCGCCGATTCAGTTGCATATAACTATCGCTCAAGCCCTGATATTGCCGCTCCAGCAATTGCGCGCGCCGGTTACTATCCAGCGCCGTGCCGGAGGTCGCCGTGATCGTCGCGTCTATCCGGTGCATATCCAGCCGCAGCGACTCAATGGACTGTTGTTGGGTATCGTCCCGGTTTTCCATCTTCTCCATCCGGGCTTCGATACGGGCCATCCCCTTGAGAATGTGCTCGCTCTCCGTGGTTAACTGCGCGACGCCGGCGCGGACGTTCTGCAACTCTTGTAAGACCGTGCTATTGAAATCTAGCGGTGCGGTAGGCATAAGTTACCCTCGGCTTATATCTGGCGCAGGCAACCCGCGTCCCTGTCGCCATTCCCCTGTCCAATAGTCTAAGCGCGCGCGGAGGCGGCTATGCGCCACCATCGCCGCGCGCGCCCAACGCGGCTCAGCGTACCACGCCGCCGGGGATAGCCCCCAGGCGTGCGCCGCGCCCAACTCCTCAAACGCGCCGGATGCCCGGATGTCCGGTTCATCCGGCGGCGCCGGGATAGGCGAAAGGGGCGTCCCGTCTGCCGTCAACCGGAAACGTGGCTTCGGCGGCGCCGATCTCGTCCTCCGTCACGTCGCCATACATCACGGCCTGCACCGCCTGGATGTCGGCAGGGGTCAGCAGCAGCCCGTATTCGATGTAGTCCAGCAGCCGCCCTTCCTCCCCCTCGCGCGGCTCAATACCGGCATAGCGCAACGCGCGCGGGAACTGCCAGTCTGCCGGTACAGTCACGTCCGGCAACGCCAGCAACCACGCCACTTCCCGCGTGATCTGCTCGCGGGCCAGGCGCGCGGCCGGGTCCTCGGAGGCCGCCGTAGCGGATGCCGGGGTGTACCGCCGCTCGATTTCCGCCAGCGCAAACGGCGGCACGGGCTGCACCGTGAGGATTTGCCCATTACACAAAGTTACGGACTCAGACATTGACGCCTCCTGGATTAGAATTACAATGTAATTATCTTGACCTGATGAGAAGGGGGTCCGTATGGCCGAAGCCTTAGCATCCGTCAAACTGCACACGCGCTTAGTGCCTATCGGCAACTCGCGCGGCGTGCGGATTCCGAAACCCTTGTTGACCCAGCTCCATCTGGAGGATGAAGTCACCCTGGAAGTCCAGGATGGCGCGCTCATCGTGCGGCCAGCGGCGCAGCACCGCGCCGGGTGGGAAGCCGCCGCCGCGCACCTGGCCGCGCGCGGTGCAGATGTCCTGCTCGACCCGGAGACGCCGACCGTCTGGGACGATGCGGAGTGGGAATGGTAACGCCGCACCGCTTTGGCGTCTACTGGGTGGACCTGGACCCCACGCGCGGCCACGAGTTACGCAAAACCCGGCCCGCCGTCGTTATCTCGCCGGATGAATTGAACCGGCAATTGCAGACCGTTATCATCGCCCCGCTGACCACCCAAAGCCATCCCTATCCCTTCCGCCTCCCGTGCCAGATAGACCGGCGCGCTGGCTACATCGTCCTGGATCAACTGCGCACCGTAGACCGCGCCCGCCTGGGCGCGGCCCTGGGCGACCTGGACGCAGCGACGCAAACCGCGCTGCTCACGGCTCTGGCCGCCCTGTTCGCGCCTTAGCTCGCCACCTCGTAGACCACAATCACAAAATCGCCGTCGGCAATCGCGTGGCCGTCGCCCCATGTCAAGCTGTCTACGGCCTTCGTCAGATTGGCGTCGCTGGTGATGTCGCTGTAGACGCCGGCGGCCGTCACCTGATAGACCTTCATCTTGGCCGTGCTAATGGCCTCCCTGGTGAACGTGAAGACCAGGTCCGTCCCGTCGCCCTTGAACGCGCAGATGCGCGGCACGTATTCAAAGCTGCCGTCGGCGCTTTGCATGGTGGTCCCGCCCTCGTCGGCCAGCGCGAGCGCCTTACCCCAGGGCCATTGGTCCACGATGTTGACGGCAATGCGCTGCGTGCGATCCCCCACGTTGCGTTCCTCGTAATTCCCGCCGGCCGGGAAGAGCGTGGCGCTGGGAATCAGGATGCTCTGATAATGCGCGCGGTTGGCATCGCCCTCGGCCACGCTCTTAGCCTCGCGCCAGCCGAGCAGACAACAATTGGGCAACGCGCTCACATTGACCCCCGAGGGCAACCATTTCCCCTCGCCCTGCGTGGTAATGGGGATGCCGGTCAAGAGCGCCTCGGCGGTCATATCAAACGCGCCGACGCGCAATTCCCCGCTCTCGGCTTCCTGGGGACTCAGGGTAAAGGTCGCCAGGATCACATCATCCCCGGTCGCGTAGACCCGTTGTCGCTCGGGGCGGTTGACCGTGAGCGCCTTAGCGCCCACGATGCGCACCCCGGCATATTCGGTGGTCGAAGTGGCTGCCGGCACCCCCAGACTATTCAACGCTAACACTTGCACGCCGCGAAAGGAGATCGCGGCGATTTGTTGACTCGCTGCTGTCATGTCTACCTCCTATGTGTAGCGGGATTCACCCCAGGGGGGTATCCCCGCTGTGAATAATGCCCCGGATTTTAGCCAGGCGCACCGGCCCAATGCCAGAAATCGCCAGCAACGCCTCGTCCGTGGCGGCTTGTACCTGAGCAATCGTGGTATAGCCCCGCTCTACCAATGCGCCCATAATCTCCAGGTTGATCCCTGGCAGGACGAGGAGTTCAATCCCCGTCTGGGCGGGGGCGGCCCCGGCGGCGACCGGCGCGGGCCGATCTAGCACCGGGCCGGCCGGATTGCACGCGCAATAGCCCCATTCTCGCCCCGCTATCCCGCCCCACTGCGTAATGGGGCGGCCGCAACGCGGGCAGTTAGCCTCAGACATCGTTGACCTCCAACCGTAGTTCAAACCCGACTGCGCCATATTCCGGCAGCAGGATCACGCCGCTGTCCCCCAAGACCGTTGCCTGGAGCACCGTCCGATTGAGCGTCGGCGCGGCGATGAAAGCGGCGCTTACCAGCGGTAGCAGCGTCCGCACGCGCGCTTCGATGACCGGCGGCGTCGCCTGGCCTTCCGGCGCGACGGCCACGCGCACGCGGTATTGGCGCGTCTCGCGGTGAAAACCGTAGGTCGCCGTGTCGTAGGTAGCCGGGCCGGTGAATACGTAGAGCGCGGGCATTTCCGCGCTATCCAGCTTCTCCGGCGGCGGATCGCCGGCGCTGACCATCCCGCTGACGGTCGCGCCGATGGCGGCGATGGCCGCGCCGATCGTAGCGATACTCATAGGCTCACCTGACAGCGCGGCGGGAGCAGCGCCTGGATGTCGGCCGGCATAGCGGCCGGGATGATGGTGACGCCGGTTTCAAACGACGTGGTTTTCTCGAAAACGTTGGCGTCCTTCTGGCGATAGCGCCACGCCACCAGCCGGGTGGCGGCCAGGGCATAGTTGCCATACGCCGCGTACAGATAGATGGGCGTGGTCTGGACGTGCGCTGCCGCCGTCGTCCCATTGACGCCGCGCGTGACGGTCAACGTGTTCGTCGCCGTCGTGATCGCCGTCACTGCCAGCAACTCATTTTCGATTTTGAGGAGTTGCCCGGCCTGGAAGCGCACCGCGGACACGACCGTTAGGCTGGTGGCGACCGCACTCAATGGATTGTTTTGCACCGTATCCGTCGCTACCCACGCACTGCCATAGTCAGGGTGATAGCCCCACCAGCCGGCCACTGCGATGACCTGCTCGCGCTCGCCGTTCGTCCCCGGCTGCCAGCGATAGTTTGAGCCGCGCTTGAGGCGTAGGAGGTGTTTGGGATAGAGATTGGCCGGTTCGGTCGCGAGCTCCGTCAGGGGGATGACCTCGGCATTGCCATTCAGCACGTAATCTAACGCCAGTAAATCATCATCCAACAGCAGCTTGCCCTGCGCGAGCAGCCCGGCGGCGTTCATCTGCTGCGCCCACGTTTCGGCGTCATATACGCCGAAAACAGAGGCGGCCTGGATGGGATAGTCGTAGTAGCGCGTCTCATAGCGCACGTCGCCCCGGCGGATGGCGTTGAGGGTTTGATTCGCCCAGACGATGAACGTTTGGAGCAGCGTATCGTCCGCCGTTTCCGTTGCGCCCAGCTTGAGATAGGCGCGCGCCTGGGTCAGCGTGGCGTAATCCATTAAGCCTTGCTCCGGCGCTTGGGTTTAGCGGCTGGCGCAGATTGTACGGCCTCAACCGAGCGCGCGTAGCCCGCGGCGATCAGGCTCTGGCCGTAGTCGCGCGTTGTTTCCAGGCGTTCCCCGGCCTGATAGCGCCGGGAACGGCCTTGCGCGTCGTTGTAGACGCCGGGACGGATCACAATCAGAATCATTTTGCGCCTCCGTATAGTACCGATAATCACGGTTATCGGCACAAGAGATTCTTCGCAAACTGCGCTCAGAATGACGGTGAAAGTAGACGGCAGGCTGGATAGTCTACCGTCTACCGTCTACTGTCTACCGTCTACTGATTCGCGCTCTTCAGCAGCTCCAACCACTCACTATCCTGATAGACAAAGGCGACCGTGTCGTATTGCCCAACGGTAATCGCGTTGCCGTCGCTGCTGCGGATGTTGGTATCGGCGATTGTGATGGTGTTAGCATCGTCGCCCATCAGGAACAGCAATTGTCCCTCAGCGGCGCTGGCCGCCAGGGTCAATGTCACTGCGCCCGCGCTATCCAGGGCGTAAGCGGTTTTGGTGGGGGTCAGGATGTCCCCATCCGTTATAGTCACATCGGCAAAGCCGGGGCGGAACAGTCCGGACAGCGTCGTCGTGCCGGTGACGTGGAACGTCCCGGTCACTGTGGTATTACCCTGCGTGACACCCGGTAAGTTAACCGTTGCGCCGTCTTGCACGTCCAACGTCGCGCCGCTCTGGACCTCCCACACACAGCCCTCCGCCGCCGTCCACTGATCGCCACCCTGCTCCATCCGGCAATCGGTCTGGTACGCGCCGAAGCTCGTGGCGTCGCCGGTAACGCTCAGCGTCTCGAGCTGCCGCTGCACCAATGCCAGTTCCTCGTGCGCGACATAGCCGCTCAAATCCACCGGCGTCGGCGATGGCAGCGGCGCCGGGATTTCCGGCGTCACCGGCAGACTGATGCCAAAGTAGCCCAGGATCAAGGCCAGCACACATAGCCCGGCCATCACGATATAGTTAATCTTTTGTTGACTCATCGGTTCTTTCTCCTATGGAGCATTAGGTGTTAGGAGTTAGGAAAAGCTAACTCCTAACACCTAACTCCTAACTCCTAACTCCTCATTCCTATACCTTCACCACCGTATTGTCCTGCGTGGGGGGCAGATGCCGCCCGCGCGCCAACACGAAGGACACGCCGACCAGCACGTCGCCGCCGCCGGCCGCCGTCGCCACCGCGCGGATGTACCGCTCGCGCTCGCTCAGATTCACGTCAATCAAGTAGGGTTCATTGTCGCCCGTCGTCCCCACGGCGCCGGTGGTCGCGCTGGTGATGTCGGCGTAGGCGTCGGTAGACCCGTCGTCGCTCGATTCCTGGAGCTTGACGGTGATGTTACCGGTCGTGGCCAGCCCCACCTCGACGACGGCCAGCAATTGCTCGTGGCCGGCGCAATCTTGCCCGGCCCCATTGACAGTCGCGCCCGACGCCACGTCCTGCGGCGCGATGTTTTGCTTTACTACGAGATTGTCAGAAACGGTATGCATCGTTAGCCTCCTAACTCGCCGCAACTTTCTGGACGGCAAACGCCCAGGTGCGGTTGACCTGGCCACCCAACCGGCGCCGGAAGACAAACTTCACGATGTCCTCCTCGGCGTGGGTCGTCTCGTCCCGCAGGACGCTCATCCCAATGCGATCCGCGATCTGGTAGCCCAGCAGATTACCGAAGATGACCGGGAAGGCGTTGGCGGCGATGTCGGGCATCGCCTCATCGGTGAGGACGGGATAGCCCAACAGCCGATCCGGTTCGGCCTCGGTGACGCTCGGCTGCCAGAGCGGACGGCCCGTGCCGTCCAACATCCCGGCCACCACGCCCGCCGTCGCGTCGTTCATAATCCACACCGCGCCCTGGCGATACTGGCGCGCCACACCATAGCGCAGATTGACCAATCCCACGAACGTCAACTCATCGGCGTCGCCGCTGACTACCTGTTGCAGGCCCAGGCCGTTGACGCTGTTGGGCAGGATGCCCTGCGGCTTGGCGATGCCCGACCCGATCAGGAATTGCTCATCCTCATCGAGCGCAAATTCCTGGGACGCCCACTCGCTGAGTTTGGCGTTGAGGGGGTAGGCGGAGTCTTCCAGCAGCGCGCGCGGGGTGCGGATGGTCGCCAGCGCGATGTGGATGGGGGTCTTCTCCACGCCAAAGGTCGGGTTGGTGGCCGCGTCGCCAGTGGAGGGCGTGTCACCCACCCAGGTCACGCGCACGGCCCCGACGTGCCGGTCATTACCGCCGGTCACTTTCACGCGGGTCATCACGTCGCTGGAGGTCTGCGTCACATCCGCACGCGGGCGCACGGCGGTCAGGCCGGGCAGCCGCTCGATGATGTCCAGGCGCACGTCTTCGGGCACCAGGAAGCCACCCAGCGTGTCCACCGCTTCGCTCATGTCGGTCTTCAGCGCGCTCACGTCGCCGCCGTCCAGCACGTAAGCCTTGAGCTGATTGGGGGTGAGGATGATAATTTTCAGCGCGGCGTGCCCAGCAGCGTCCAGCCCGCGCTCGCCGTAGCGCAGGTAGCGCCCAAAGGCCTTATGCTGCTCGTAGCGCTTGACCTCGTAGTCATCGCCATACAGATCGGCGGCAATCGCCTTCATCGCGGCCGGCGTCTCGCCGAAGCGCAGCACGGCCAGCGACTTCACCGCGTCCGCGCGCACGTTGGTTTCCGGCGCTACGGGCGCGTCACTACCCACCGGCGCGGGCTTCCAGTCATACGGCGGGCGCGCAGCGGGCGCGGACGCCGGGGCGGTAATCCCCAGGCTCTTGATCGCGGCAACTACCGCCGCTTTGATCATTTCCTCGCCCATGGCGGGCGGCTCATTCTCCGGCGGTTCAGCTGCGCCCGGGCCTTCCAACAGTCCGGCCAGATTCAGCACTGCCTCGATTTGGGCGTACTGTTCGTCAGTCAGCCCCGGCACCAATTTCTTGATCATGTCCAGTAAGTTCATTGCCTGTACCTCCTTCAGGTTGGCTTGAAAGCTGCTTACAGCCACGCTTTTGAGCGGCGCGACGGCGCTGCGCGGCTCGGCCGGCGTGGGGGTAAATGAGATTTCGACAATCGGCCAGCGCGTCAGTTTGCCGTCATCCGCACGCTGCACCATGTGCCCGGCAGTGCCGCTGGAAAGCCCCAGCTTGCCGGATTTGACCAGGTCATAAATGGCCTGTTCGTAGCGGTCGCGCAGGTCAAGCTGCGTTTCCACCCAAATCCCAATGTCGTCGGTTTTGGCCTTGCGCCACCCGCCGCCCAGCAGTTGCGCGCCCAGGGTGGCGTCCATCCCGTGATGGTAGAGCGCCGGGCGCGTCTCCCGACCCTCCCACAGCGTTTCCGTGTCGGGCGCAAAATACTCGCCTTGCAGGTCTTTGGCTTCCGGCCCGGAAAAGAGCAGGGCATATCCGCCGACCCTCCCGGCGTTATCCAATGCCTTGAGCGCGCCACCCATCGCGATCCGGTCAATCGCCGCCTTGCCCTCGGCCACATAGAGCGCGCGCCGTTGCGCCTCGGCCGCCATCTCGGTGGGATGGCAGCCCAACGTTTCGCCTTCCGGCTTACCGGCGGCATCCTCTTTGTAGATACAAAATTGATTTTCGCGTTTACGAATGAGATATGGCATACTTACCTCCTATTCTGCTGCCGCGTAGACGTATTCGCGGCACGGTTTGGACGCGGCGACCGCGCCCCTACGCACTGCCTATCGCCTTGCGGATTTCCCGCCAGGCTGTCTCCTCCAACACCCGCGCGGCATCGGGTAGGTTCTTTTCCACCTCGGTCGCCAGTTGCCACCAGCGTCCCTGGTGGATGGGCGCTTGCTGCGTGTCGTCGCCGATGACGTAAGGGCCATAGGCAATGTTAGTGCCGATGCGCCCGATCACCTCATTCCCGCTGACCGTGCTCGCGGTCGTGATCTCTTGCTGCAATTTCCCGGTGCGCCGGTAGGGGATCGCAATCTTCCCACTCGCCAGCGCCCAGAAAAAATATCCCTGCTGCTTGCGGCTCTTGAACTTGCTCTGGTACGCGCCGCTGTGTAATTCGATAATACCTTCCCGCACGGCCCAAAAGAAGTAGCGCCGTTGCTTCGCGCTCTTGAAACCCCGCTTCTCCGGCTGCCGGGTGTAAATCTTGGGTAGCTCACCCGCGTTGCCCGCCGGATAGGGCGGCAGGTTCTGATCGAGATAGCGCAGCGTTTCATCCATCGCCGCCGTCAGGATTTGTGGCATCTGCGCCTCTACCTGGGCGAGGGCTTGTTCTAATTCGTCCAGCCCGGTGATTTGGAGTTGAAATTCGGTCATTTTCAAGAACCTGTGCTATAATAAAAATGTAATCGCGCCCGGGTTTGCCCTAAAGCCCCATCGCAAGGTGGCTTGGATTGGTGGGCAGTTCCAAGAGGGCGCGGTTTCATTTACCCGGTCCGTGGACCCGTTGAAACGATAAGACGAACCATTGTCCATCAGTCCCCAGTCCTACCACTGCCCTCCACCACTTGCCCTCGTACTGCACGTAACGCCGTTCATTCCGCGCGTTCTTAGGGTCTGGAACACGCAGTTCAGGTTCTAATAAAATACTGTGCAACAAGCGTGTCTCGGATTCTGGCGATAAGCGGGACGTCTCAGGATGCCGTTCCTGATAATGTTGCCGCCGTTCTCCGGTTAACCGGATTTCTCCAATCCGCGTGAACTGCTCTGGCAAAGTGAGCGATGCCGCTGCCGGGCGATAATTGACCGGTACGGTGAGTTCTTGCCCTTGCCAGATGATGCGTTCCTGCCCCGTCCCTGGCGTCGGACTACGCTCCGGCCTGACCACCGGCTTGACGCTGCACCGGCAGCCCGGATGCGCGGGGGGATTTCGTACCACCACGCGCTTGCCCTTCACCGTCACCGCGAAATCCTCGCCGAGCTTCGCCCGTTGCTGGTGCAGCGCCCCACAGACCGGGCATACCCGTTCATCTACCGCCGTCCGCCATTCCCGCCCCCACACGCCGGCCGCTTCCCACACGCGCTGGTTGCCATCCGCATACGCCCGCGTGGATTCGGTCATGGCAATCAGGCGCGCGCGGTAGTCGGGCTGTAGGGCCGTCGTTGCCACCGCTTCCAGGTCGGGAATCAACGGTTTGACGCGCTCCACCAGGTCGGGGAAGGCGTTGCCCGCCGCGATCCAGGCGTCTACCTGCTGTTGGAGGCGTTGACGGGTATTGTCCGTAATCCCGCGCACCAGATCGTAGGTGTACGTTTGCGCCTGGCGGCGGGCATCCTGGTTCACCAAATCCCAGGCAATTCCCACTACCGGCGCCGCCTTCACCTCCGCCACAGGGGGCGTCATTTTGAGCGCTTTTTGCGAAGAATCCCCCAACTCCGCATTCCCCGCCGCCATCCCCGCCTGCGTCACGCGCAGCAGCCACGGCTCAATGAGCGTCTGAAGCTGCTCTTGCAGGTGATCCCAACATGCCTTTGGTAACGTGCCTTTGTGTTCCGCCAGCAGCGCCGCGATTTCCGGGGCTTGCTGGGCGAGTAACCGCTGTAACGCGCCTTGCAGCGCGGCCTCATAGCGCCGCGCGGGTTGCTCATCAGGGATAGCTTTGCCGAAAAAAGTCGGGGGGGACGCCCTCCGTTGGCGTCCCCGGCGCGGAAGCAGTCAACGCAGGCTGCGCCCCCGCCCCATCGGGCAGCGCGGGCTTCTGCCAATACTGCTCGCGCACCTCGTCTTTGGTCAGATACGGCCCAGCCGCCGCCACTTCCTGCAATTCCAATATGCGATTTGCCGGGCGGATGTCCGCAAAGCCCGCGCGCAGGTCGCAGCCGTAATAGGGAATAACCAGTTGTGCGGTCAATTGCTCGCTCAGCAGGCACAGCAACGGCCAGACCGTCTTTTCCTTGAAAATGCGGTCAGCGGTGGTGGCGTTGGCTTCCGTGGCATTGCGGTCCAGCAGGCCGCCCGGAATCCCATAGACGGCAAAAATCTCCTCTTTGGTGAATTGCCGCCCCTGGATGAAGTCCATATCCTTCGGATTCCACCCCAGCAGCACCGCCTCGACGCCGCCGGGCGCGGTGGTGATCGCCGTCTTGCGCCGCGCGGCCTGGTAGTCGCTGTGCAATTGGCTCTTGAGCGTTTCGGCGTCGGCGGGATCAATGGGCGCATTGGGGTCGCCCGATTTCAGGTTAATGATGGACGATGGCATCACATTATCTTTGCCGAAGAACGCGCCGTTCCAGTACGCCATCGCGCTATCGCTATCGGCGGCCAGGAGCGCGGCGGCCAGTGGACTCAGGCCGCGGAAGATGTCCCAGGGGTTGGGTAATTGAAAGTGAACGACGTACTCTGAGGGGATGTTGAATTGTTGCCCATTGGCGGTGTACTGGTAGTAGTCTACGAAGCGCTCGCGGTCGCCCGGAAAGACTTCGACCGCAAAGCTCGGCAGCGGCCACACTTCCGCGCCGGTGATGACCCAGTAGGCGTTGCCGGACAGCTCCAACCAGGTGGCGGTGTACTGCCAGAGATACGCCTGCCCCATCCACGGATTAGGCCGCGCGAGGATCTGCTCCAGGGGATGGTTAGCGATCTGCACCGGCTGCGCATCATACCCGGCCTGGCGCGTGACTTCAAACTCCGCCGCGCTCACCTCGCGGGCAATCATCCCGATGGCCGTGTAGACCCAGCTATTGCGCAAGGCGCGTTTCTGCGCGCCTTCGGCCAGCAGGTTACCGCCCGTCCAGCGCTTCTCATCCGCCGTCGCGTCCAGGAACGCGGGGCGGCGCGCGGGACGTCCATTGCGCGCCAACTCGCGCTGGCGCTCAAACGTGCCGAGCGCCTGCCCCACATTTCCCGCAATCTGCTTTAAGCGATTTTTAGCCATAGCCCATTCGTATTCCGTAATCCGTCATTCTGAGCGCAGCGAAGAATCTCATACCACCGCCATCCGCGTCGTGCGCTTCCCGGTCAATAACTCCGTCGCTGCCCACACCAGCGCATCCAACCGGTTAGGCGAGGCCCCGCCCGGCTCCCACTGGCATAACTCATCTTCCAACGCCGGGAACTCGCCGACGTGATGGGCGCGCCCCTGCTCATACACCGCGCTGATCGGCTCGGCGCGCGTCTGCTTGCCGCGCGAAGCGTGGACCAGACGCACCGGCACACTGGCGTCCACGGCCTGTAAGACGCTCCGGATCATCTCCCCGCCCTGATTCGCCTCAGCGACCAGCGCATCCGCGCGCAAGTGGTGATAGAGCGTCAGCGCCGCCCGCGCCCACTGCTCCGGCGTCCCCTGCCGCGAGGCGTCCGCCAGGACGTAGAGCGCGCCATCCCCGGCCACGCCCGCGCCCACGATGCCGGCCTCGTCGCCGGTAGCCGTCGCGCTGGGGTCAATGGCGACGACGATCCGGCGCAACTCCGGCGCGATGAGGACCCGCCCGCCGTCTAGCCAGGCGCGTTGCCACAACGCCCCCGGCGCGTCCGCCAGAAAGTCCGCCTCAAATTCCTGCCGGAAGATGCGGCTCAACAGCGTTTCCCGCGCCGCCGCAATTTCGGCCGGGTCCAAATAGGGATTGTCCGCGCTGTGAAACTGCCAGCTCTGCCAGTCCGGCAGCCCGGCCTGGCCGCGCAACCATAACGCGCGAAACCAGTTCAGGCCGCGCGGCGTGCTGATGAACAGCGCGCCGCCCTTGCGGTCAGCTAATGCCGGGCGCAGCGCCTCCGTCCAGGCCGCCTCGTGCATATACGCACATTCGTCCAGGACGACAAAATCCAGGCCGTCGCCGCGCAGGGATTGCGGGTCGTCGGCGCTGCGCACCTGCACGCTGCCGCCGGTGGGTAAGGTCATGGTTTGTTCCGCCTTCCCCAACTGCGCGCCCGGAATTTGCCGCGCCAGTTGCGCCAACCCGCGCCAGCCCACGCGCGCCATTTTGTACGAGGGCGCCACCCACCACGCGCGCCCGCGCTGCAAGGCCGTAGCCAGGCACAATACCGCGCCCAGCCGCGACTTGCCCCAGCGCCGGCCGCAGGCCAGCACTTTGAAACGCGCCGGATGTTGGCGTACCGCGCGCTGGCTGGGATGGAGGTCAGGCATCGTCACTTGCATCTGCGTCATCGTTCCACCTGAGCGTCAGCGTCAGCCGGCCCCCATCCAGCCCGGTAATCTCGTGCTTCGCGGTAGGCGATAGCCCCGCGCGGTCCAGGACGGCCATCGCCGCCCGAATCTGCTCCCGATTGAGCGCGCCATTGACGCCGTCCGTCGCCAACTTGCGCGCGATGGCCGGCGCTTCCCCGCGCAATTCGCGCAGCGCGCGCGCCACCAAATCGCCGCCGAGGGCGTCCAGGTGCGCGTCGTAGGCTGCGGCACGTTCCGCCCAGCGCCACTGCTGAATGGTTTTTTGCCAACTGCCAGGGACACCTTTGGCGCGAAAATCACGCCTTTTCCCGCCTTTTCCCGCCTTTTTGCTAACCTGCGCTTCCCATTCGGCGCGGTAGACGCCGAGCAGCGACCGGCGCGGGTCAACCAGCCACGCCCGAAAGCGGGTATACCAGAGCCGGGATTCTCCCGGTTGCTGCTCCCATAACTCGCCCACATTCTGCTAGTCCCCGATTATTTCCCAGGAAATAATTTCATCCGTATCCCGCCATTCCCACCGGCGCAATGGTCGGCGTTGTATCTTGCGCCATGCCAGATACAGCCAGCCCCACACCTCAGCCCCCAGACAGCGTAACCATTTCATAGCAACACAAACGCCGGAACTAACGGTAATCCGTTAGCCCCGGCGTTTTCGCTCAGTCAGGCTAAAACACACGCCGCGCGCTTTAGGGGCGCGCGGTCGTAGTTGGTAACAATCCAGTGGCCGGTGCGGTCTTAATCGTTTTCTCGTACCCGATAGCGATCTGTTGCGGGTCGCCGTGCTTCAGGGGCACGCGAAAAACCACCTCGCCCCAGTGCCCATCGTTAACGAGCTTTTCTAACTCATCCCTAATGACTGCGACGATTTGCTCTACCGGCATCATACCCATAGTATATACGCACATCTGTTCTAAGCAAGTGAATTTATGTCGCATTTTGACATAAATAACCGAATTTACACCAAATTGAAATTATTCCCTCTAAATGGCGGTTTGGGGGTTGACAGTTAAATTTAACTGTGGTATCATAGAGTTAAATTTAACCACAGAGGAGAACGGAAATGGCAACTCGCACAGTAGACAAAATCGCAGTGGAAAACGGAAAAACTCACGGATACATCATCGGCGCAGATTTTTACACCCTGTTGAGCATCGTAAAATCTTTCCCCGGCGCGACCTACAGTGTCAGTTCCAAAACGTGGCGCGTTGCGGTAGCAGACATCCAGAAGAAACTCGACGGCAAGCGCAAAATCACCGGCCTGCAATTTGTAGATGAGAGCGGACTGGCCGCCGCCGATACCGCCGCCCGCCGCGCCGATTCCGAAAAACACGCGGCCGAAGAACGCGCTCGTGAGGAACAGTACGCCCGTTCACGCGCGCAGCGCGAGGCGCAGTATGCGGCGGAGCGGAAAGCGCAAGCGCAGGCCATCGCCGCGCGGGTGCAGGTGAACGTCGGGGCTTACAAAATCGGCGATACCCTCAACGGCAAAACTATCACGGGATTCGGAAAATCTTGGACAGTGACCGAGGCCGGGACGTGGGGACAGCGCGGTATCCGCTACGATGAACACTGTGACCACTGCCATCGCATCGGTGAGGTAGACAACGAAACTGGCCTGTGCGAACACTGCGGCGCAGACGGAAAAACCATCCGGGTTTGCTACGCCTATTTCAGCTAGAGTCAATGCCGGGCGGCTTCCCGCCGTCCGGCCTAACTTTCAAAACAGGAGAAAACAATGGAAACTAAATTTGCAGCACTCAAACTCGGTGAAAAATTTGATCTCGGCATAGACGCCGATGGCTATGAACCATACTACTACAAAGTTTCTGATACCGAGGGCTATCAGATCAGCGGCGGACCCCACGGTGGAAACTCACGCGAGACGTTTGAGCCATCCGCCCAGATCTTCGCTGACGGAGAAATTGTTTTGCTGCACGCACGACCGACCGAGGTAGAGCGCGCGGCGTTCGCCGTGATGGTGAATCAGGATGGTAAACTCTACCTGAGCGACCATCCGGCGCTGTCAGCCTGGGTTTATGCGATGATGACCGATATGCAGGAGTGCCGCGATCTCGATACCTACATCTACGAGACCGCCGACCTGCGCGCGTTCTGCCAGGAGAACGGCTGGATCGCCCCTATCAGCGACCACTACGACCGCAAACGCTCGACGTTCCTCGCCGTCCTGGATCACAGACCGCGCGGCGCGCGCCCGGAAACCGCCGAGGATGACCGCTGGCGTAGTTACGAGGAGGCGATTCTCAGATTGGCTGACGCCATCCGCGACTATCGCTATGCGGGACGACCTGACGGAAACCAGGAACATACGCTAATGGGGCTTGACGCACCGCTGGCTCGTGTTACTACCAGTCTAGCCGCAGCCATCGGTGAGTACCATCATCAACTGCTGAATATTTGTGCCGGCGAGCAGATGGAGTTGGCCGCCGCGCTGCACGAAGCCCTCCCCACCGACCTTGTCACCCAAACCGAGGCGGCAAAGCTTGCCAACGTGACCCCCCAGGCCATCAACAACGCCATCGCCACCCGCCGATTACGCGCGTACTCAAAGCCAAACGCCCTGGCACATCGCCCTGGCGACCGCCTAGTCTCCCGTGCCGACGTAGAGCAGTACTGGCCGCCCCGTGAGTAGCAACAAACAAGGCGGTTTCTGTTTATCTTTAGTTTCCGGTAACTGAAAACTCTCCCCTCCGGATGGGGAGGGGCAGAACCTTAACAATTCTTTGGAAAAGCTCGTCCGGCCTCCGGTCTTACGATGGGCAGCGACCGCGCCGATCCCGTCACCAGGTCAAAGTACGTCGCGTACACGTCCAAATCCTTGCCGACCAACAGCCGATACACATACGACGCCGCCCAGCCTGCCGCCATCTGATTCACCATCAAGCTCTGCGCGTCGCGCAGCGCCAACTCCGCACAGCTCTCGCCATTCGTCATTCGTAATTCGTTATTCGCAATTTCCAGCAACTCCGGCGCCTGCCCACTCGGCAACGGCAGGCCGCCGCAAAAGCCCAGCGCGATTTCCGGCGCGCGCAGGTCGGCGCGATTCCCCAGGAGCACCTGGCCGGCGTGCTCGTGATTGCCGCAGTCCAGCCACCACGTCGCGCCGCCCATCACCGTGGCCGCCATCTGCAACTCGCGCCGCGCCGCCGCGTTATCCACCGCGCCAATCAGCAGCCGGAACGCGACGCGCCCGGTCGTCATACTCTGCTCGAACGGCGCGCAGACCGCCTGGATGTCCAGGCCGAAGGCCGCATTGTAGCGCCGCATCAACGTCTGCGCCTTGTACTCCCCGACCTCCGCCGGGCAGAAGTTTTGCCGTCCGATGTTTTTCGCCTCCACGCGATCCGGGTCCACAAAGACCAGCCGCGCGGCTTTGCCGTACTGCTCGCGCAGGTGATAGGCCAGCCGCGCCAGGTGCAGCGCCAGGAAGCTGCCCGTCCCACCGCAGCCTACCAGATAAATCCGGTAAATATCCGGGTCGCCGATCTGGATACGATAATGTTTTTCGTGCGTGAGCGTAATCATAATTTCTCCGGTTTGATCGGCCAGAAATCCCCATACACGCCCACGCGCAGGCGGATTTCGGGCCGGGTGAAGATGCGCCCGATCACCCCGTAAATCCGAAATCCCTGCTCGTCGGCATTGTCCGTGCCGCTGAAAAAGGCCCCCAACTCACAGTGCGAGTGCAGGTCTAATATCACGTCGGCCCCCGCGCCGCCCGCGTAGGAGAGGTGGCCGGCAGTCCCCACTTGCTCCGGCGCTTCGACCACGACCGCCGCGCCCTGGCTCACGCGCACGTGATACATCGCCTCCCGGGGCGCATCCCAGGCCACGCGCCGGGCATCGGCCAGCACATGCTCCCAGAGCGGCGCCGGAAGGGCTACCCGCAGCGCGACCTCCGGCGTCAATCGCGGCAACCCGGCCACGCGCCCTGCCGCGACCGGGATCAGCGCGCGCAGATAGGCCGATTCCGCCAACTTGAAGACGCCGTTCCCGGCCAGGAAGTACGCATAGCTCTTACCGGGCGGGACTACCGGCGCGCCGCCGGCATAGACCTGATAAGCCGCCGGGCAAATCAGGCCGCCCATAGATCGCCCACCTTCAGCTTTGCCGTCAGCAATTCGCCCTCCGGGAACTCCGCCTGCCCGGCCAGCGTCGCCCACAGGCCGCGCACATCGTCGGGATACGAGCGACACCGGCCCCCGCGCAGGTGATCGCTGAAGGCGCTCTCCACCATCAATAGCTTAAGCGCCGCATTGACCGTGCGCAGCGTACAGGCCGGGAAGGGCGCATTGCCTTTGCAAATCCGCCCGTCTTGGTAAATGTTGGGCAACGGCGCGTGAAACAAGCCCTCACTGGCGTCCACCGGGCGGTGCTTGACGGCGAAGACGCGATACTCGCCGCCGCCGCCGCAGAATACCAGCCCCGGCAGGGGGACGTCCGCGAACACGGTACCTTCGTGATCGTGCAGCGTCCACGCTTGCGGCGCGACGTACAACCCCACCTGCACGCCGCCCGTCTGCCGATACCACAGGCAATCCGGGGGCAGGATGCCAGTCACCAGCGGCAAATCGGCGAATGCCGCTGCCACGTCCAGCGGCGCCACCTCGTAGGTCGTACTGTGTCCAGCGTCCAGATAGCGCGTCCACAAGAGCGCCTCGTCGTACACGTCCAGCCGTCCGCGCAACTGCTGATAATCCTGCGCGGGATTCAGCCCGTAGCGCGCCACGTCCAGCGCGTTATGCACCTGCGTCAAATTCGTCGTCAGTGTCATCGTCATTTTCCTCCGGCAGCGCTAACCCCAGCGCCGCACATAGTAATTTAATCACTATTCCTTCCGCCCCCGGTGCGCCCAAGTACCAGTCCTGGTAAGCCTGCCACGCCTGCGCTGCCGGGGCAATCTCCGCCCACGCGCCCGCCAGGGTGCGTAAGTCTTCCGGCGTCCAGCCGAATTCCGCCTCATCCGCCCAAAAAATCCCATATTCCGGCAGCCAACTGCCGGGGAGGGTGTCTACAAATATATTGCCGGATTGCCGCGCCAGCCGGCGATAGCCAGCGGCCAGTCCCGTGAACGGCGCGGGCAACGCCTGCAATGCCGCCAGGATTGCCAGGTAATCCCAGCCGCTCCCCACCAGGTCGCGCTCGGCCAGCCACTCCATGACCTCGTCATCCGTCTCGACCAGCCGGTCGCCCAGCTCGGTCACGTCGGTGATACCGGCAAAGGGCGTCAGCGAGCGATACGTCAGCGCGTACAGCGCCTCGCTGCCGGCCGGCAGGTTGCCCATCCCGCACACCTCCCAGGGGATGCCGGCGGCATCGAAACAGACCGCCCCCAGCAAGACCGACTCTTCGGCGCTATAGAAAATCTGGTTGATGTACTCCAGATCGAGCGGGAACAGATGCCTCTCGACGTTAGCGAGCAGCCAATCCTCCCGCTCCCAAGCGCCCAGCAGCGCAGTTTCCGGCGCGTCAAACACGTCAGCGAACGCGCGCCGCAACGCCGTGACGATCAGCAGCACTTCCGGATCGCCGCACGCCTCCGCCAGCGCGCCGTAGCGCGGCAACCGGAAGCGGCGGAACAGGCGCTCGACCGCCTGAAAATTCAGAAGCCCACCGGCGCCGCCGCCGCCGGGCTGGGTTGCCATTGCGTCAGACATCGTTCCTTCAACCTCCCGGCAGTCTCGGCATAGCGCGCCAGGGCTGCCTGCGCCTGCTCACAGGCCGCGAAGAGTTCCGCCATATTGGCGACATGGAGCGGGCAGCCGGTCAGCGTCTCCCCATCCCATTCCCACAGCCAGAGGACCAACGCCACCGCCGGCAAGTCCACCGGCGGCAGCGCGTCCAACCGCGCCAACACGTCACGCGGGGTCATTGCTCCGCTCCGCGCACAACGTGCCAGCATCCACGGCCCGCTGGATTTCCCGCGCGGCCCGCGCGTACACCTCTACGAGCGTCTTGGCGTACACGTCGGCGTAGATGCGGGGCGGGGTTTCCGGCCCGGTCACGCGCACCCACCATTGGTCGCACGAATAATCCAACGTGGCAATCAATTGATGGGCGTATGTGACTAACATCGCCAAAAATTGGTCAACGCCCGCCAGAATCTCAGTCTGGGATACATAGCCGCTACACAGGCTCAACAACACACCAGGATCGACGACGGCCAGTGTACCGGCGCGCTCGGCGCCGTCCGCGATCTGAATCAAGTGTTGCACGTCATCGCTGGTGGGTGGTTCACGCCGCACCGCCTGCGCCGGATGCAGCCACGCCGCTCCCTTCGTCCCAGCCCGCTTCACAAACGTGACGACCGTATCCTCCCCGCTCTGCTTCTCTTCCACCGTGCAGTTGGCAATCTCCGGGAAATACTGCGTCAATTGGCGCTTGACCTCCTCGGTCGTGAATTCCCCGGCTTCGTCCTTGTACTCATAATCGTTATACTTGTAGATTTTCATCGCTCGCTCCTCACTCCTAATTTCTCACTCTTCACTCTGCATCTCCGGGAAATGCGCGTGCAGTGCCTCCCCGATCAAGACCCCTATGTCACCAAACGCCCCCGACCGCATCGCCGCCGGCCCGCCCCCCTCGTTGCCGATGGAGACCAGCACCCGCCGCGCGTCGAACGCTTCGCCGTGGCTGGGGGGCATAATCCGCGCCGTCAACACGACCACCGGCGCGGGCCGCGTCAGCGTCGGCGCCGGGAGGCTGGCCGACGTATAGACCACCTTCGCCTGGGGCGCGGGCAGCGTTGAACGTTGCCGCGCCTCCACTTCTGCCTCCAATGTCTGGGGGCGCGCCTCTTCCTCCTCCGCCTCTGCCTGCGCGCGCGCCACGTAACCCGCACCGAACCCGTCGCCGTCCTCATCCTCACCGACGGCGAAACCGGCGTCCGGGTCGCCCCGTTCGACGGTTTCTGCGTATGCCGGCGGCGGCTCAGCCGGGAAATACTCGGCCGCTTCATCCCGGCGCAATGACTTAGGATCACTTGGCGTGGGCCGGTAGACTTCGGGGGCCGGCGGCGCGCTCTTCGCCGCGCATGGGCGCAACTGCGCCAGTTCCGCACATTGGGGACAGATGCTCACACCATTGACATTCAACCACTGTCCGTGGGTGTAGCGCGTCCCCTCAAAGTCGCGCGCCGCGCGTCCGCACCCGCAACACGTCCCCCAGGTGTGGGCTAACCCCAGATTCCAGCCCAGATGTTTCAGGCGGTTGTAGTAATCTACCGCAATCGCCGGTCCCTTGACAGTGGTTTTGTAGGCGACGTGGCGCGCGTGGTGACACGCTGCGTCGCTGCACCGCCATTCGCGCCCCACGCGGACGCGCTTTTCGCAGGCCGCGCAGGACGGCAGCCCGGCCCCTAACCAATCCTCAGCCCACGGCGCGGTTTGCAGGTCATACGTATGGGCGGCGACGAAGTCCCCCACGAGCTGCTCCAGGCGCGCGACGGAAGGTAGCTCGTCGCCAGATTCCGGGCGCGCCAACGCCAGGAAGTCGGCGACCTGCGCCTGGATGTCCACCAGAGGCAATAGCGCCCGCCCGTGGCGTCCGGTCAAGACGCCTTCGCGGATCAGGCCGCGCACCTTGTCAGGCAGCGTTAACAGCCGCAGCAGGTTGGCGACGGTCCCCTGCGCGATGCCCCAGCGCCGCCCGATTTCGGCCTGCGTCCAACCGAAGTCCGTCAGCGCCTTCTCGATGGCGACGGCGCGCTCGATGTCGGAGATGTCCTTCCGCTTCTCGTTTTCCTCCCAGGCCAGCGCGGCCAGCGTGGGGTCGTCGAGCACGGCCAGGGTGACCGGGAAGGTGGCAAAGGCCGCGCCGCCGCCATTCTGCACGAGCTGCTGAAAGGCGCGCTTGCGCCGATGGCCGTAGGCCAGTTCCACCCGCGCCGGCGTCTCCGCCAGGAACGCGGCGATGTCACTGGGCAGCGGGTCAACGACGCGCCCGTCGAGCACCAGGCGCGCCAACGGCACTTGGAGCAGGCCGGAGGTCTCCGGAAGGGTGGCCGCCAGCGCCATAAAGCTGGCCGTCAAATCGGCCAGATCGCCATATTCCAGGCGGCTTTGATACGGATTGTCGTCAATACGGGTCAACTCTACTCTGATCATCGTGTGCTCCTCTGTCAATAGTCTGATAGTCGTCAGTCTGATAGTCTTATAGTCAAAAATCTCTGCGGCTTTGCGTTTAAAATAGCCTTACGTACCACGGCCTACGTCACACAGAAGGTCGCCGTACTCTTCAGCCATGCGCTGGTGATAGTCGGTTTCAGTTTCTTCTTCATCGTCTGCGTTATACAGCAATTCGCAGTCAACGATCTCTAGCCCGGCGATGTCCGCCATGATTTCCAGATCGTGCGCGGCCGCGGCAATGGGCATCCCCTCTGGTACGTCCAGGGTGAAATGAGCCAGAATTTCGCGCATAGCCACTTACCGCACCTGAGTCAAAATCCACTTATGCGCCGTGGCCCAGTCGCCGCCCTGCATCGCCGCCTTAATTTCCGGCGCGCTCTTCAGCTTCTCAGCCTGGCTGCCCAGCCGCCCTTCCGCCCTCAGCCGGTAGAAGTCATGCCAGAAATCATTGGCCGTCAGATTGCCGCGCGGCAAATCCGTCGGCGGTTCCGGCGCGGGTTCCGGCGCGGACGGCGGCTCCGGCAGCCCCCCGTCACCTTGTCCACCCGTCCCACCGTCACCTTGTCCCCCGCTCTCCCCAAGGTAGCTCGTGCCTCGCAAC